TCTTCCTCGTCCTTAGCCTTATCCTTGGCTTCGGCTTCCTTCTTTTTGCGCTCTTCCTCTTCCTCTTCGTCCTTCGCCTTGTCTTTGGCGAGTTTATCGAGGGTGGCGGCGATTTTGGCGATGGAGTCCTTCGTTTCTTTCTTGAACTTTTCGTTCTCCTCGTCCCTGGCTTTGTCTTCCGCAGCCTTTTTCTTCTTTTCCGCTTCCTCTTCGTCCTCATCTTTGGCGCGTGCGTCCAGGACCGCCCGAGTGATAGCGGCCTCATCCTTTGAAGCGATCGCTGCTTGCAGACGATCCCAGATCTTCGACATGATGTTCTCCTTGGGGTTGATGGCGTTGTCTCTGAAGGCGCAACGCGAGCCGCAACGTCCCGCCTCGACTAGCGCCAAATGATTGATGTAGTAGTTTCTTTGGTCTCCGCGACCGGGACCGGTCTGGAAATAGTCAGCGTCGTACCCGAGCGATACTTCGCGCATGCCGCTGTCGATCTCGGTGATCGCTTCCGGAGTCGTGACGAATATATCGGCGACACACTCGTCGCGCTGTTCGCCGGTACCGCGACGCGCATTGACCATGAACCCGTTCGACAGAGTGCGCCAATTAGCCGGCGTCACATCATCGTCGGGGTGCTCGATCACGAGCGACTTCCCGTTGCAGCTATCGAGCGCTTCCTGCCGGAAGACTTCTTCCGGCGTTCGCGTGATATGAATCAGCCCATCAGGACCGGGCTCAATGCCGGTGCCCTCATCGGGACCGTAGACCTGCTCGCCGATACGCGAGATCGATACGTTGCGGAAGACAGTAAAGCCTTCCTTGGTCACTTCGCGATTCGGGCCAAGTTTGAGAATTGTCTGGAACTTCATCGTTTGGCTCCAAACCGATCCGGTATCGCGACTTCCGGGAAGCACCGGCAATTAGCGAATTCACCGCAGTGCGCGGTGTAATGGTCCAGTGTTGGCGGGTGATCCCACGGCACGAACTTGCCTTCCATCGCGCGATGTGACGGCCGTACCGCACCGTCTTTCGAGGTGCGCCAGGTGTAACCTTCGCTGCCGATGTAAAGCGCGCGAACTTTAGTGAATTGCGTCGCTGTCGACGAGACGCCAGTGCGGGCCAGCATCATCGCTTCAGACCGCGTGACATTGCCGGATGCGAGTACTTCCGCTGCGATCTCAGAGGCGCGCTTGCCCGATGGCAGCGCTTCCGCTGTGAGCTTGTACAGCCGCTCGGCAGCCTGCCGGGGCAACAGTGTTATGCGCCTGGATTGCTCTTCGAGGGCCGCGCGGAAAGCTGCCCCTGTCGGGGCTTCGGCAATCTCTCGCTTGAGAGACTGGCCGATTGCTTTACTGTGCCGTTCCCACGCGCTCGCATCGCGCCGGCTGACATCGGCGATCATCCGCCCCGCCACGGATTCAGACCATGGCTTGAGCAGATCGGCGTAGCGATTCAGGACGCCGATTAACTCAGCAACGTCACTGATCACGCCATCCGGGGCCATGCCGCGCACAATGACGTCTACCTGCTTGGCGACCTGTCGAAGCTGGAGGCCGTATTGCGACTCAGCTTTGCGACCGGCGAGGAAGCGCTCGCGGGCTTCGATGCGGGCTTTGCGGAGTGTGAGAAGGCGGTTGCTTAGAGATGGGGGCGATGCGTCATGACTTAGCATCCCAACTCCCATCTACCAGCCTTCCGAGATCATCAGCCCATCGCGCTGCCACTCGCCCGCGACCTCACACGCGCGGCGGAAGCACGGGGTCCAGCCGACAAAGACGCCGTGCTGTTCGAGCGACCAGCCGCCGACCTGTCCGTTACGATTGCGCTTGATGTGCAGTTTCATGACGAGAACCTGTGATCGCGCATGGCGTTGCCGTTGGTGAAGTGCTGCATGTAAATGCGGTTCATATCAGGACCGCGATGCCGATGCGCAGCGCAACCCGAGAGGACACAACATAAAAGCAACAATGCCGCTAGCCTCATTTGTCGTCTCTCTCGCTCGGCTTGTTCTTATAAGCGTCACTCCACGATGTCATCACGTCATCGAGCGTGAAGCCGTCCTCAATCCTGCAGGCGCTGATTGTTTCGCCATCATCGACGATCTGACATTTGGCAACCTTCTCGCCCTTTTTGTTGTAGAGGGTCAAGCTGTTTGGCTTATCTTCCGACTGGTAGAAGATCGGCGCTGGCGGATCGGGCTTATGGGTGACGACTGCAAAGAGCTTCACCGCGACGACAGACCACAACGCAACAATAGCGACCGCCTTCAAGCTGGCCATAGGCGACCCTCCGGCGTACGTGCCCCGACTTGTATCGGCATATCGCGATAGAGCAGATCCCAGATCCCGCTCCGCAACTTCGCGGCGAGTGAGAACCGCATTACCGGGTCTTCAATGCGCGGTGTCAGCAGTTCGCTGATGAGAGCCTCAAATGTCTTAGGGCCGCACTCCCAGCGCGTCGCCTGCATGACGTAATCAGGCGGAGGTGCGATCTTGGCGAGCGTCGGCACTTCACCCTCGACCTCGAGGTTGTCTGTGCGGATGGCTAGGGTGACGTCCATGGGCCTCTAAGCGGGCTCGTCGCCCGGCTCCGGCTTCGCTGCGGCGTTGGGGTTGGGTGGCTGGGGCAGGTCTTCGCTCATCGCTTCGGCTTTGGGCATGATCTCGTCGCTGGCCGCGTTGATGATCTCGTTATCGATTGCCTCCCAGCGACCGGTCTTGCGCGATGAATGCTGGAGAGCTTGCAGTGCTGTCTTGTCCGAGATAATGCCGCTGGAGTGAACTTCCATCACGGTCGCGGTATCCTTCGCCGCGACTTCAGCCTTCTCCGGCTCGCTCATCTGCCACAGGGGTTTGAACGACAGCGAGAAGCCTTTTTGGATCTTGATTCGAAGGCTCGCCGCCAGGCAGCGGTATATCTTTGTCGCCATGACAAGCAGGTGAGCGATCTGCCGCTGCTTGATACCGTCATAGTAAGTCTTCAGTTCCGATTCGCCAGCCGAATTAAGCCCGGCCGGCGACTGACCAAGCAGCCTCACGAGCGGGATCTGGTAAGCACCTGAGATATGCTGCGCAAGCTGCAACAACACGTCGGAAATGCCGGTGAAGTTTGTCGCCTGCGTTGTCACCATGTCGTCTTCGGCGTCGATGAGGCTGATTCCCTCATTCGAGGCGAACAGGCGCATGTTGGCGACCATTTCCATCAGGCCCTTGAGAGCCTGTGGACCGCCAAGTCCAGAGACTACCTTGCGATAATCCTTGATCTTGAAGTAGCGCAGATAGGACTTATGGACCTGCTGACTGGCTCCGGTCGTTGCAGCGTCGAAGGACGTAACGCGATCCCATGGACGCTCAAGGACTGACATGCCCCAGAGGTTCTCAACCTGTGCCTGCTGATAAGGCAGCTCGTCGCCAAGCAACCGCAGGCACCGGGAGTAATGCACCTTCTGACCACGCAACGCCGGCGCATTGATCTCGACGGTGTAAAACTTCGGGCAGCCGATGTCCGGGCCCATCTCGGTGACCAGATCGTTCAGGCTCGGCGAGACCATCCAGCGGTCAAGGACGAGAAGGCCTTTGAACTGATCCGGGCCAACGGTGTCGAGGCGCAGCGGCCTCGACATATCCTGCCCATCGATCAACATGACACAGATAGCGCCGCCATACAGGCGAGACCACTTGATCGTTTGATTGATGCGCTCCCAGACTTTGAGCTGGATTGCCAACTCGTCGATCTGCTTGACTTCATCGGGCTCGAGCTGACCCTGCAGGTCAACCCCTTCGCGCGTCATATCGTCGGCGATCACATCGACGGCGACGCCAGCAACCCACGAGCCGCGATAGGCCCACTCCAACTCGGTCCGTTGCCGAGTCATAGGGTTGAAGCCGTAGTGATTGAAGGTGCTCAGATTCTGAGTACCCATCCCGAGGCCGAGCGCGAAGTTCTGAAAGGAATCGCGCGCCTTGGAGTCTTGCGTCTTCGCTTTGCGGACAGAGGCCTTGATGCTGACTTTGGACATTGGACCTTATCCGCGACCGAGGGCCGCCCAGGCTGAGAGATCGTAGTTCTGACGCCACCAGTTGATGGCCTGCGTCATCGCATCGACGTCGTCGTCATGCGACCCGTTGGGGAACGCCGCGGCTTCGTCGATCATTTCCTGCGCGTTGGCTTCGTTGGTGTCGTCGGGCAGATAGACGCCGCCAGCTTCGACGGTGGGCTGCGCGGCCCAGGCGCGTGCTTCTTTGCCGCCTTCTGGGTTGATGGCGATTACACCCGGAACTTCGCGCCCCAACTCCTCGATGACAGCCGATCCGTTGGCCTTGTCTTCGATGATGGTTGCTGACGGCTTGAACTCGTCCCACAACACCCGGACAGAAGCTTTCGTCGCCGTAAAGCCCATCTTGTCGTGACGACGGGCGAGCAGATAAATACGGGGGCCACAGAACCCGTAAACATGAATGGCTACGTAGTCGGAATCGCTGACAGCCTTGAATGTGCAGTCGACCGAGATGATGACCATGTCCAGCGCGGGAAGTTCCTCGCGGGTGTAACGTCGCCAGTACTGCCGCTTGAACATTCCGCCTTCGGCGGGAGCGGGACGCTGCTGGTGCTGACCGGCATAGTCGTAACTGCCGAGGTCTTTCTTGGCTTGCCGGATGACTTCCGCGGTGAACAACTCTGGGAAGAGCAGTTCCCCATCAACTGTGCGCTTGTCTGTAAAGCCTATCTTTGTCGTTGCGCCGTGCTCTTTGCACCAGGCACAGCATTTGCGTTCCCGCTCGAACTCGGATGGCAGATTGAGGTGAACATAATCCCCTGTCGCCAGCATGGCGCCGTAGGGATCTTCCTCATGCAGACGCTGGCCGATGACGACGCGCCAGCCTTTGCGCATGTCGTTAAAGCGCGAGGACATGGTGCTGATTGCCCAGTCCTTCGCGTAGTCTCGAGCGGCCTGCGAGTGCTTCTCGCTGGCGTTCAGGAGATCGTCGAAGATCTGTCCATCTGCACGGAAGCCGGTTGCTTTACCGCCGACTGAAAGTGCGCGGCGCTCACCCGAGGTGGAGTTGCTTATCCAGTCCTCGTTCGTCTTTACCATCTCCCAGGCGGGAGAGAAGGTGTCCTGAAACCATTCCGACATCACCAGATCGCGCGTCCGGATCGAGTCGCGGATGGTGAGCTGCGATGCGTACGTCGCTGCGATGACCCGCGTCTGAGGATTGCGCGCCCATAGCCAGGCAGAGAACATCACGCTGGCGATGATCGACTTGGCGTACCCGGGCCCAATGTTGATCATCAGGAACCGGATCTGCTCTTCGGACACGGCTTGCAGATGCACAGCCAACGCGTCGATATGCCAGTTGTCAATCAGCTTCATCGCCGGATCGACAACCGACCAGGATGCGCGGATGAAGGCGGCGAAATCACCCTTGAGGCGTTCGGCCTCAGCCTTCCGTCGCCTCCGTCTCTCCAGCTCCGCTTGAATCTTCGCCTTCAGCGCTTTGCGGATCGTCAAGTTCTGCAGCGAGGGCGGCGAGCTCATCGTCAGAGAGGTCCTTCACGCTGCGGATCTTGTGCTCATGCTTTTCCACGAGTTGTCCAAGCTCCTTGGCAGCCTGTTCCTGAATCTTGAGTAGGTCTCTCACTGCGGCAGAGTCATACACGTACTCGGTAACCTGATTCTCCCCGGAGACCTTGTATTGCCGCACCAGGAGACCAGTTCCACCGCCGGCGATCTCTTCACCCATATTCGCGGCGCGCTCTTCAATCAATGTTTCGATCTTCGTGTGCATCCGGTTGAGAACCATGACCCGGTACTCTTTTCGGGCAATTGCGCGCTTCAAAAGCCGGTCGGAAAGCTCGGCGGAAATCTGCTCGACGCGCGCGGCGAACTTCTTATCCTTTCGCCAGCGGTGGAGAGTTCGCCTCTCAACTCCAACCTTTTCAGCAATTTCTATGTACTCATGGCGGCCCTCCGCAACTAACTGGGCGGCTTGCTCTTGTTGTGGATTTTTAAGCTCTCGCATGGGACACCGTGGGACTTTGCGCCGTCTTCAGCCAGTGCGTAGGCGGATTCAATGGCGATTGGCAGTGATAGCAGTGCTTTGCGCCTTCGGCCAACGCCTCGATCTCCCGCTTGCATCGCCAGCATTTGGGAATAATTCGCGCCTCTTGCCGTTTCGGCATCATCACTGCACCGGCAGAGCTTTGTTTATGTTCTCGGTCCAGTACCGCGCCAAAACATCGCCAGCCGGCATCATCAGGACTCGAACGTCCGACCGCCGTGGCGTAACCTTGCGGCATGTATGCTTCGCCGCGAGGCTCTCTTTCCATTCGACCAGTCGAACCGGATTCGCGAGAATGCTACTGCGAACCTCGAAATGTGTCCCGCATTTGCTGCACCGGATACCAGTACCGCTGTGAGCGAGATGAGCAATTTGCATTGTGCCTCCGAAATAAAACCGTCTTACAGGTGATGCCCTTTGGCTATCGCCTCAAATACTGCCGTCGCCAAGGCTCCCACCACTGCAATTAATCCGCTGAGCAGCCAGAAGTGAATCTGCGCCCGCTTCTTGTCGGTCTGCGCTTTAAGCGTCTCGGTCGTTTCGAAGGTGATAAAGAACTTATTCGCGCCCTCTTGAAACTTCCTGAAGTTCGAGACTCCGCTTTCGACAACCACCATTCGCGCCCTCAAGTCTGCGATGTCCGCCTCGAACGAATTCCCTGAATGTTGGCCCATTTGGTGAATTGGCATCGGCTGCCGAGCTCCCTTTATTGCAAATTGATTTCAGTCATGCCAATCGATACATTTCCGGCTTTTTGACTACGCGCGCGCGGAAAAAGCGTCATTCGGATCGATCTCGCCCCATCCCCTGGGATGGCCTGATCCCGCGCCGTCGTTCACCGTCGCGCCCGCGTTTTCGCTGAGATGTCCCTCGCGGGACCGGATAGCCCTAGCTTTGCGCTGCCGAGAAGCCGTCACTCGGCGGAGGATGGTTCTGGTCGTTCCTGCTTTTGAAAAGGCCCTCCGGGCAGCCAGTGGAGGTCAAGTCCAGACTGCCCAGAGAATTCGAACGACTCGACGCTTCCCCGACGTCGAACCGCTCAGCCGGTTGCCCGGCCATGCTGCGCTCAAGCCTGGCGGCGAGCGCAACAACTTAAGCTAAGTACCCGCTCGCCGGCACCATTGTGCCCTCAGGGAGCAGATTGAACCCGATCAGCCGCTCGATCCAGATCTCGTTGACTTTCGTCATGCCCGCGATCGCGCGCGTGTCGTGGATCGTAATACTGGCCGCGCTCGGCTTCGCTTCCGACGCCTGCGGGAAGAATCTCTTTTTGAACTTCTGCTGGGCGTCGCGGCGACCGGACACCCGCGTCACTTCGCCGTTGCTGAACATACGGTCGGCTTCGCCCTGGCTCATCCAGCGACAATGTGTGCCGTCCTCGTTGAACAACTGCACTTGTATTACCTGTGCGCGCATGAATTCTCCCAAGGCGTGGTTGAAGTCGAACGTGCAAAGTAAAAGGGCACCGCGTCCGTGGTTGCGGATGAGGTGCCCTCTGCTGCGGCTATTTATGGGTTGTCCAGAGATAGATCGGCCAAACCTTTTGTGGCCCCGGTGTCGCTCAGGGAATCCGTTTATTCACGGCGTCGCTATTGCGTTGCCGGCGGATTGCGAGACCTGACCCTCGGACCTGAGGGCACCCGGCAAGAGGTGCCCGCTCAGCGGCTCGTAAGGAGGTCTGGAAAAGATAGTCCCATCATTGTCCCGAATGCGCAAGCGGGTTGCTTCCTGTTCATAAAATATTTCAGATAGTTTGGGGGTTATATTTCAGATTCCCCTCAGAGGCAGGTGGCGGGGCGGGCTGCTTAGGTCCAACGAACCCTCTGGGTCCGTGGCAGCGGCAAGTGCAGAATGCCTGTATCCCACCATTGGTTCTGTGCCGGCCGCTGCACACCTTATGGTCGCTCCGTCCGCAACTTTTTGACGGATTCGACCCGCGCGCGTAGATATTTGCGTTTCCCATTCCTAGGCCCTCCGCAACTGCGAGATGTAGATCGTCAACCGCCGGCCGGCACTCATCACCTCGGCGACGCGTGGCCCGATCTTTGCGACGATCCCCTCGTAGGTCGTCGTGACGCCATTAAGGCGGACATCGAAGGCTACTCGGTCTTTGACTTTTATTTCCTGCTTGCTCAACTTCATTTACACTTCCTCGATTTCGATGCCATGGAGCAAAGCCGCCATCTTCCGCTTGAGCCGGTACACGGCCGTCTTGCAGCCCTTGGCGTCGACGATGTGCTGTTTCCCATCCTGCAAGTACACAAAGTCAGCCACATACCGAATCGGCCTGATCTTTCCGTTGCCTTCGACGAGAGTGAATGATACTTGTTCGCGCAGTTCGGTGATGATTCCATGGCTTTCTAGAGCCCCGAGTTTCTGCGCGATCTCGGCTTCGTATTTGCTGGCATATCGCTTGCCGCGCTCGTTGCCGTACTTGTTCGTCTTGGGCTGGATGCCATCGATATGCGCCGTCCACGCCGCGCGTTGCGAGTCTCGCCTCACTGAGTGACCTCGAAATCCTTCGCGATGGTCGCCGCCGACACCAGGCCCTTCTTGTTACCGCCGGCCTTCATCATCCAGAAGTTACTCATGCCGTGCTTCGCGCCGATGATGTAGATCGTGCCAGTTGGCTTATGGACGACCTCGCTGCCGAGCTTCATGTTGCGCTCGACGAAGCTCACGGCATCGCGCGATGACATTTTGGTTTCAAGCGCCATCGCCACCCTCCGCAATCAGGATTTCGGTTATCACTTCGGCGAGATCGTCGATATCATCCGGCGGTGCCATCTCGCTATCGCAGTGCTGGCAATCGTGCGTTTCCATGCCGCAGGCGCAAGCATCACCGCCGCACAGGCACGGGACGACGCCGGTGTTGTGGCACACATCGCACCAGTTTTCGTCAGCGGGCTCAAATATCAGATTTTCGCTCACACTTCCTCGCTCGGCTTCGTTCCCTGATAACTCGGGAACCGTCTCAACAACTCCGTCTCGCCATTACCGGTGCGCTCCATCCACTCCGGCGCCCATTGCCAGAACTCGACGACCTGCTGGTTACGGCGTTGCGCAGCCTGCACCACGGCAGCATCTCGCCGTAATACATCGCGCACGTACTCGATGCGCTCGGCGATCTCGTCCGGTCGGGGAAAGAATTCCGCCCCAGGAGTGAGTCGCCACTCACCTAATGCGAACTGGACCTCTCCCATCGAGTACCTGAGAACTAGCTGCTCGTAATCCGCCAGATATCCCTCTATCGACCCCGACAGGTCCTGGTGCGGGTAGCGATCTTTCATCTGCTTCACGAGCAGGGACAGGAGGGTGAATTCCTCGTCGGGCAAGTGCTGCGGCGATCGCGTCATCTCCAGCTCGGAGCCTTTCATTAGCTGGGCTAACTGATCCTCGTTTAGCTTTTCCGTTCGTTCCATTAACGCCTCCTTCGCTCTGCATGTCTTTTGCGAACAACCCATCATTGAGCCAGTGATTCCACTTCACGGGCCCGTCGCGCTCTTTCGCAGTGCGCATGCGATCGAGCAACCGGCGCGTCGCCACAGCCTGGGAGCAATGCTCCGTCTTTGCGATAAGTTCAACCGCGTCGCCGGTCTGCACCCTGAGCGCGTATCCGGGAGCTACAGGGATCCGCTCGAGAACGAACGCTGCGTATTGCATCGGCGCCAGACCTTCCGGGATGTTGTCTTCGGGGTCGGCATCGAAGTCGGCCGGCGGAAGGGGTTCGGGGGGATCGGGGCGCGCCTCGCGCGCCTCCCCCTCTGGCTCTGGCTCTGGCTCTGGCTCTGGCTCTGGCTCTGGCTTGCGCTCGGAGCAACTTTCTGTGGCATTTTGTGGCTTTTCGTGCCCCGTTGCTGCTTTGTTGTGCCCCGTCCATCCGAATTGTGCGCACAGACGCGCACGTTCTTCTTTGGATAACTTGGTCATTCTTGGTTGCTTACCATCCGCGTATCGTTTGCCGGATCGTGCCAGGCGAGTATCGACCGCGTCGTCGGAGTGCTCGGCCCAGTCATGGACGATGAGCCGGCACGTTGTATTTGGCTCAAGCCACTCGGAATCCACCAATGCGGCAATCATCGCGTCGGCATGCTCGGTCGGATAGAACATCTCGTCCGCGATGTCGAGGTTGCTGAGGCGACCAATGTCACCTGTGGGAGTCTGCTCGGCGCAGACATGCCAGAGTGCTTCTAATACGCCCAACGCGCAAGGCAACGGAACATTCAATGATCGCGCCAGTCGTCGAGTCTTTCTATGTGTAAGGGTTCCCCTAAGCGCCAACTGCTTCCCCCTCTATTACCGCTTCGCTATTGCGCGCCAAGAAGTCGCGCGCGAGATCCTTTATGCGGTTGCCATCGTTCTGCAGTTCCTGAAACAACTCCCCTTCGCCATCGTGGCGAATGCCGGATATCTGCTGCTTCTTTACGCCGAGGACTTGCGCGACGGTCGGATCCGATCCGCTGTCTGCGACCAGATAATAAGCGAAGACTGGCTCCTTCTGACCATCGCGCAGGATGCGCCCCTCACACTGCTCATGCACTCCAGGACTCCAATCCAATTCGCCGAATACCAGCGTGCGGCACCCGAACTGTAGCCCGTCGAGGCCGGCGCCCGCGCGCAGGGAGATGATCAACACGCGACTCTCGCCCTTCATGAAGGCTTCTTTCGCGGCATCCTTCTGTGTGGGCGACTCCGAGCCTGTGTACAGTACTGGCTTGAATTCCTTCAGGCGGTCCATCCAGATCGAATAGACTTCGCGGTGCCAGCCGTAGATAACGACGCGCTCCTCACCCTCAAGGAGCAGTCGCACGTATTCGGCAACGAACGGTGCTTTGGCGATGCCGGTCGCTTGGCGGAGAAGATTTGAGAACTCTTCCGATTGCTGCATCTTCTGCCCGCGATACGCTTCGCCGTGGTGAAGGATAGACTTCGCCAACTCAGCGCAACTAAAGGTCACTGACTCCAGTGCCTTCATGTCGGCGTCGATATGCTCCACACACTTATTGAGGGGGAGCAGCTCCCTACCAACGTCCTTGCGGGTCCGGCGAAGCATCAGCCCAGACTCCCTCATGTAAGAGCCGAAAGCCTTCGGATCTTTGATCTTCGCCTTGTCGAGCTGGTTCCCGAACACGGCTGTGCACCATTCGTTCAGAAACTCATTCCAGGTGCCGATAGAATCGGGCGCAATCGACTGCATCACATTCCAGATCTCCGACCCGTAGTTATAGATCGGAGTCGCGCTCAATCCCATGCGCCAGGTCGTGGCCCCCGATATATGGCGCGCAGCCGCGGCCTTGTCGCTACCACTGCGGCGCAGCTCCTGCACCTCGTCATAGACAACGGTGCGGATCAGAGGAGCGAGCGTGTCGGCCCATTTCGAGAGTTTCGAATAACTGATGATGATTACATCGGGGAGCACTTTCGGGCCGCGCTTGCCCCGGCAATGCTTCTCCAGGACGTCGTATGGTTTCCCGGTCTTGATGATGTGCGTGCTGAGGTGCGGAGCGAACTTGCCTAGCTCGTCGCGCCACTGGCGGGGTAGATGGGTGAGGGTGACGACGAGGGCGGGCAGCGTGACAGAGCGCGCCATCAGGCCGATTGCGGAGGCGGTCTTGCCGAGGCCGACATCGTCTGCCAGTAATAAGCTGTTGCGTTGGAAGGCGATCTCGGCTGCTACTTCCTGATATTCGCGCAGCGGCATCGCGAGGCCGAAGTCCGCGACCTCAATCCGGCCTGAAAGAATCGCATCCACCGCGGCCGTGCGCTCCCGATGCCGGTCTGCGCGGGCCTTCAATTCGTGGCTTGCGTCATCCACTACTTCGAGCGGAAATCGATCCATGAACCATTCGAGGTCGCGCGCGGTCTCTTCCGTGGCGGCGACATAGATCACCCCATGTTGGCGCTTGTCGATCTTTCCGAATACCCGCTTGAGGCGCATGACGACGTGCGCCTCGCACTGGATAAGAAAGCGGCCTTCCTTGAAATGCAGGGTCCCATATGTTCTCAAAGGGCACCATCCAGCAGTGAGTGAACGAGCACGGGTTTGCCGTTGAAGGAAGGCGGCAGGGTGTGAGTCGCGCGGTCAGTGACCACGAGAATGCCGAGTACCTTGGGGCTCTGCGCGTAGCGCGACACCTGGCGCATAAGCTGCGGAGCGCTTCCCTCGATCTTGGTTTCGATAACAATCTCGCCATCGATAAAGAAGTCGAGGCGGCCCAGATCGTCGAGGCGCAGTTCCCGCTGGACGGCATATGTGGTCGCCGACAATGCGCGCTCAATACCTTCCTGTAGCTCAGCCTCGCTCGAGTAGTTAAAGCGGAAGTGAGATAGGAAGTCGCGCAGGGCGCGGAGCTTGATAGGGTCGGTCACGCCGACAGCTCCGAATCCGCCTTTTTAGCCTCAGCGTCATACTGCTTAATTGCCCATGTGATCGCGTAGCAGCACCACACGAAGCGGAAGGTGTACTCGCGAAGATTCCACTCCCAGGTGTCGCTAAATTCGAACCTGTGACTATTGATTTTGCAGGAGAAGTTGCGGAGCGCCCTGTGCGCCTCATGCTCACCATCTTCTGAGTAGCGGAGCACATCCTCTTGAACTGCGGAGCGCAGTTCCTCTTGCTCGTCTTCCGTGAGGCTGCATTCCTCGATCCATTCGGAGACGTGCTCTTCAACGCGCTCTTTCAGGATGTCCTCAGAGAACGCCATCTCACTGTTTGATCTGTGGTCGCGGTCAACGGCCTGCAACTTCTCAGCCCAGTAGCCAGTGTTGATGTGCAACTGGGCCTTCTCATTAGCCGGGCGCGTCCGGAAGAACTCGAACATGTCGCTCAGACGGCTAAAAACAAAGCAGCCCATATCGCCAGAGTAGGCAAGGAACCCCGGCCAAGTAACGATATCGAACCATTGATTCCATGGGCGCGCGCCCGTGCTTGCAAAGCGCAGATGTCGATAGATGCCGTCATCCTTCATAACCTTCATCGCATGGTTCGCGACATCCTTCAGAAATACTTCCTCAGTGCGCTCCCTCATCGTCCTTCCCCTCTCGGCTTCTGCAAGCACTTCCGGCAGCGCGGATTGGTGCGCTTCAACTGGCTCGGCGTGAACAAGCATGGCTCTTTTGGCTTGCCGCACTTCACGCATATCCTTGGTGGTACGTCACTCGGTGATTGTTCCGCTGCGTCCATCTATTTCCCTTTGCGCGCCTATTTTAGGCGGTTGCTTCGTAATCGAGAAGGTCGAAGAGGGTAGGGATGTATGCCTTACGTTCGGCCTCTTCCGCATATCCCACGGCGTCGATGAAGTAACGCGGCGCCAGTTCCACCCCATACCCTTTGCGACCGAGCGAGACGGCGCGCATCGGCACAGTCCCGATGCCGGCGAAAGGGTCGAAGACGATCTCACCTTCCATCGAAAACTGATTGATTACGCGGTCCACCAGATCGAGTTGGAGAGGGCAGAGATGAGACTCGCGATTCGCCATTGATTGATTCAGGTTCAGCGTCCGCATACGGGTGATGTCGGTCCACACATCGTCGTGCCAACTTTGCGGCTGGAGGAGCATGAACGTCGCGGGTAGGCGGCTTCCAGCAATCTTGCAGGGGCATTTCCCGCACTTCCTATCGCCCGTGTGGATATGTCCGCACTCCTGGCAGGATTCGAGGCTCTCGCTTAACCCTACGTGGCGTTCGAAGTTATAGACTTGGCGCATCGAGTCCTGCCGGAACAGTTTGAATATCCGCTCGTGCGGGATTCCTTGAAGATCAGCCGGAGCAAGATAGCGATCACCGTTCGAGCGCATGAAGCCGTGGGCATCGATCTGCCAGCGTGATCGGGTATAGTTCGCCTTATCTTTGATGACCGGATCGTCGGCGTATCCATTGCTCGTGTCCGATGGCGGCTTGCGGAACAGGAGAAGATACTCGGGAAGCCCTGCGCCCATACGGCTGCCATCCTTGCATTGCTCCGTCCACCCGAGGCGATAGGTCTGATTGTTCTCGCGCACAACATCGGTGATGATGGTCTTGCGAGCCAGAAACCCGAACCCATGCTTTTCGAAGGCCCGCGCGCAGTCATCGGAGAAACGGTAGACTGTCTGGAATCCCATGCCTGTCATGCCGCTTGGCGTGATGCGGTCCTTTACGTGGATCGCTGCCACGCGGCCGGGTTTGAGGATGCGAAACAATTCCGGAATCAGATAGTCCATCTGCTGCCAGAAGTGCTCGTTATTCTCTGTATGCCCGAAGTCGCGGAAGCTTGGAGAATATTCGTACTGTTGGGAAAAAGGAATTGAAGTCAAGATCAGATCAACCGAGCGGCGCTCCATCGATCTTGTCTCCAGTACGCAATCGTTGTTGACGACAACCCAGTTCTCGCCGCGCCGCTCAACGCGCTCCACTTCCATCTTGCGTACCGCCTCGGAAGCCAGCGCATTCGACCCCAAACCATACCTGCGGATAATCGCCGTCATGTTGGCGACGAGCTGCTTGTGGTTCTCCCACTTCTCTTCAAGGGAACGGCGAATCTCGCGTTCGGCTTCGGTGTAGATGATGTCGATGCGGACAGGATGCTTCTGAAGAAAGCGGTGAATCCGGTGGCACGCCTGAATGAAGTCAAAGAACTTGTAGCCGACGCCGAGGAAGATGGCGTGATGCGACTGCTGCAGGTTAACCCCCGCGCCATACATGATCGGCTTGCTGACAAAAGCGCTCGTCTCGCGGTTGCGCCAGGAGTTCATCAGAGACTCGCGCTCTTCAATGTCTTGATTGCCATAGAGTGACGAGTATGGGATGCCGTACTCGGTCAGAAGCTTGTCGACGCCGGCCTGCTCGTCATTTAGATCACACCAGACGATGAACTGATCGTGGCCGTACAGGTCCTTATCAGTCGTGTCGATGATGGTCGCCAGCTCTTGCAGGCGGCGCGGCAGGCTGTCGCGCTTTTCGTGCGCGGCCGAGCTGAGACCGATGGCGGAGTTGCGCAGCAATCTTCCCTGCCCGCTTGGATCCATGCCGGCATTCGCATGATCCGATGCGACCTCGTGCCAGTAAACCTTCATCTCCGGCATCTCGTAGCCGGTGGCGTCGAAGCCAAGGTCGGCTGGGCTTTGCAGGAATACGGCCCACGTCGAGCACCAGAGCCAGAAGTCCTGTTCGCGGCTGGGCATCAGTGTCAGTTCGTCGGCGTGCTCGGAATTGCGCTTGAAGAACTTAGTCTTCGCGGCCGAGACGTCCATCGCGTCGAGAAATGCGGAATAGGCGAGCAGTTCGATGAAGTCATTCGGCGAGGGGGTCGCCGTGGCAACGAAGCGATATGTGCCGCTGCCTTCGAAATAACCCATCAGCTTCCGGAATGTTTTCGTGCCTCCGAAGCCACGCAGGCAGGCCGCCTCATCAAGAGACACCGCCGTGAATTCGCGCGGGTCAAGTTTGCCGTCGCGAACCGTCTCATAGTTCGTGATGTAGATACGCTTGCGCCTCGCCGCGCATTCGGGGCAGCCCATGTAGCTTGTCGAGCTACAAGCTACCTCGCCAGTGTCATCGCAAAAGCTGCAATGCTCCTCGCACTCCTCGATTGACCGGATGAACCTTAAGTCAATGCCGAGCATCTTGGCATCGCGCATAAACTCTTGCCGTACCCCAAGCGGAGCAACGATCAGACAGCGGCCGCCGAGCTTCTCTCCGAGAAGGCGCGTGATCTCCAACTGCATCACACTCTTGCCCAATCCGAAGGCGGCAAATATTGCAGCCCGGCCACGCTTGACGGCCCACTTAACAATCGCGCGCTGATGGGGCTTGAGGATGGGGTTGATGTCGGCATCGGTGATATCGATGCCAATGTCGGGAGTAGAGAGCACTTTCGCTCGCAGAAAATCTTCGTAACTTACCATAACCAACCTCCCCGCACGGCGATGCGAAACACGCTGATCCAGGCAGCAATCGCGAGCGCGCATAACACAACAATCCAGACGTTAAGCTTGCGTTCGCTGCGATCAAGCGAGCAGCGGCACATATAGAGCGGATGGGGGCAGCGGTGTCTCATTGGATCCTCTTCAAGAGCACAAGGAGCGCAGCAGCTCCCGCGATTGGGACAACCAGATTTCCAAGGCATCGGAGTTGATCGGCTCGGCTGAAGTCCAACCCTCCGGCAGACCTTGAAGCCAGCAAACGAACTTCGGATTGAGGCGTTTCGGCGGCGACGGCGGGTGCCAAGTCGGGTCGAGTTCTAATAATGTCGGCCCATCGTTCTCTGTCGGCTGGTCCGGGAGGAAAGAGTGCTCGACTTGATTGCTCAGTTGATCCATATGTCGCCTGCCCCCCCCCTACTTCCGTCACATGCGATTCCGAGTTCGCACCCTTCCAGTCAAGGATCGCCTCTCTTCAACGGCATCACTGCCGCGCGTCCCGATCAGGCGCGGGATGTATTGCTTGAGCGTCTGCCGGACTTCATCGGAGACGGAATCGTTATAGCTGCGCAGAAACGCGGCGATTACTGGCGATGCGCATCGCGGTGAATCCGTCCATGACTCACCGGCCACCCAGCTAACGAGTTCCATCACGCACGCGCCCTCTTCTATGCTGCTGTGAGAGCCGACCTTTAGTTGCACATCGTCTAGATCAAATGTCTGCATCCTTACTCCTCCTAAGCTTTGCTATGCTCCATCGCAATTTGCCCAGCCAATTCAAGCCCGATGTCGCTCTGCGTGTCGAGAGTCTTCCACCGCTTGAGTAGCGAAACGATCTCTGCGCGAATCGGACGCACGGCATTGATTCGGTCGGCACTGTCTTGGCAGATGTAGTAACCATGCGGCTCCTGGCGCGATGAACCCACCGGGACGCCGTAGTCTTCGATTAGCTGTTTCACGGCGCCTTTGATCTGCCGGTCGGTGTACTCCACGCCGGCCGCGCTCTCACCGCCCGCCATGCGGTACCGGAACACGCGTTGTAGGTCAGCTATCGAGATCGCGCGAGCGCGGCCCACAGCCGGGCGGCCGGCGAGCACGATGAGCACCGCCCTTGCGCAGCCGCTCATATTCGGATCGGCGATGGCCTTGTTGATGCGAGCAGTCACTTCGGCAGGTATCGCCGGGAAGAGATCCGCCTGCGCTGGCTTGGTGCCTTGAATGACACCCAGTTGAGGAGTCGCCATCTAGCGCACCCCGTGATGACGAGCGAAGGTGAGAACTATCTCGCTGAGAACGAACCCGAATCCCGTCGAAATCGCGATGACCAATGTCCAGACGATCTGAGACGAGAGATCGTAAACGCGTTTCGTGCGCCACATCGAGCCGGGCGGATACGTGCAGCGAATGTCGACTATTGCGCGGGGCATGTGTAGTCATCTCCCTCTGGGGTGAGTTGCAGGATCTCGAGCGCTGCGGACGATGGACGCATGCGCCCCGTCGCCATCCGGCGCAGACGCGCGCGGGATTCGTTGAGCATCTGTGGCAAGGGTGGATGGAAGACAATCGCCACGCGGATGACGAGCGCGACCTGGGGAGGCGTGAGGGTGACGGTCTTCATTGGGCCATCGCCTCATCGCTGAGCCGCGCCAGCTCGACCGCTTCGTCGTGGGTGACGGTCAGGTCCGGGGCAGTCCCTATGCCCCAGAAGCCGCAATACATCGCGGACAAAAGCTGACCACCGGGCGTATTGCGCCGCCGCTCAGAAGCGCGCCTCTCGCTGACCGCGTCCTTATAGTTCCGCTCCATCGCGAGGGCGACCTGTTCGGCATGTTTGGCGGGGTCGGTGTTGTAGTAGGAGTTCCTCATTGGCGGCGTCCCTTCTGGCAGAAGTCCATCCACCAGTCAGCGGCGCGCTCCAATTCGGGCGAGTAACGCGCTACCAGGAATGCGCCCAGGATCAGCGCGGCGATGGCGGCAAGTGCGACGGTGAGCGTGTCCATTTACCTCACCCCTTTCCAGTAGTCCGCATCGTTCAATTTCGACTGCATGGCCGCGAGAGCCGCCTGCTTGCTGGTGATCGTGTCGAGCGCGAATTCCTGTTTGAGCCTTGCGCTCTGCACCCGCGCCATGGCGTCCGCGACTTCCCGGCCGGCACTGGTCCACTGACCCTGTTCGATCCGATACTTGGCGCACTCCGCGGCGGTGGCGAGTGCTCCGAGGAAGTCCTGAAGGTGGACCCGCTGCGCCTGTTCGAGCGATATCAGCGCGGCAAGTTCGGCCTGAGCCTCTTCGATGTCGGCCATCAGCACGCTGCGCCCGAACTGGGCCTTGGTCGCGCAGTGGATAGGCGTGGGCTCAAAGCCGAAGATCGCCGCAAGGCGGGCGTCGGCAATTTCGAGTACGTGTTGAACGATCTGCATCTAGCGGCCGCCTTTCGCGAACAACCGGATGAGGGCGGCGGGGATGTTGAGGCTGCATTCGACGTCCCACCAGAAGTCGGTGAGCATCAGGTACACAGCCGCGGCGAGGAACACATTGAGAATGTTGGTGGACGACGATGCCGCGGAGGGCGGCTCGGAAGGATTGATCGAGATGCTGCGGGAGTCAGCCATCGTTACCTCGTAGAGACACACGTAGAGTGAGGACCTTTATTAGGCCTTGTTTCGTTCAAGTGTCTTGGAATACCCTTGCAGGAACGAATCCAGAGTAAGCCCGTCAGATTACCCTGTCAATAGGTCAGAAATATTTATTTTCAGATGTAGGAGACTTGTACAGATTGTGCTATAACAATTGTCAGTAGGAGGATACATGTCAGGATTCGTTATAAGACCGCCGAAAGAATATTTCACCAAAGAGCAGGCCGCTCAATACCTAAACGTTCCGGTGCGGCGGCTCGAATACTGGCGCCTCGTGAAGAAGGGGCCAGCATATTGCTACGGTCCCAGCGGACAGCGCGGTGGCGTTTTATATCTGAAAGAGGATCTGGATTCCTTTATGAGCCTCTACCGGCGCATCGTGCCCAGCGCAACGGCAAACGCAATGAAAGAGGCTGGGCGTGTGGCTTAAGAAGCGCGGCAAATTCATTCATTACCGCTTCATGTTCAACGGGCATCTCTACCGCGGCAGCACGAAAGAAACCGGCATGGGTGGGGCGCGGACGTTCGTCACCACGCTCATGCAGCAGATCCGCGAGGGCAAGGTCAATCCACACTGCCGCAAGGCGCCCACCCTCGAAACGCTCTCCGTGCGCTTCATGGTCCACATAGAGAAGCGCGTTGCCTCGCACGACCTTAAGCCACGGGCGCAGCGCTTCTACGGCTCGGGCATCAAACTGTTGCGCAAGACGGTCGTATGGCAGATGCGTGTAAATGAGATCGATCGCAACCAGGCTTCAGAACTGACGTTCCCTGGCGGCGGCGGTAATGCCAATGTGGCCCTGCGTACCCTCCGCGTCATGCTGTCCTACGCCGAGCAGCTGAAGATGATACTTAACCCGCCCAAGATCGATCTCCGGGCCGAGAATACGCGAGATCGCATCATTGAGCCGTGGATGGAAACGCTATTGCTTGAGGCTGCAAGGCCGCTCCTGCACGATGTGATCATCATCATGCTCGATTGCGGGATGCGTCCCAACGAAGTGAGCCGCATGGAGTGGGAGCATATTCGCTGGAATGACAACACCGTCCTCGTGCCGCATGGCAAGACGCTCAAGGCGCGGCGATTCGTCGGCATGACTGAGCGGATGCGGGCGGTATTCGAGGCTCGCAAGAAGGGAAGTATCTATGTCTTCCACTCGCCGCGCGCAGCCAGCCAGCACGTCGAGGACTTCGGGCACTCATGGCTCAAGGCGGTGAAGGCGGCAAATGCGCTGGCGGCCAAGCGGGCGTTCCCTCCCCTGCCTAGCGATATCGTGCTCTACTCCTGCCGCCACACATTCGCAACGAACTTTCTGCGGGCCGGTGGGGACGTCGGCCAGCTCATGCGCCTGATGGGGCATAGCAGCCTGTTGGTGACGCAGCGGTATGTGCATCTGGTCGAGTCGTCAGATGCGGGGGCGGTGATGGATCGGCACAATGAAACGAAGCTGAAGATTGTTAAGCGGAGGGCATGATGGCTCGGCGTCATTCACAGCATGGCCCAGATATGCGCCATCAAATCATCCAGCGGCAATCTGGCATTTGCTTCTATTGCCAAGAGAGATTTACGCGCAGGCCTAAGAGCGAACGGCCTACGCTAGAACACGTCATCCCACTCTGGCGCAGTGGCAAAGATGACGTCTTGAATCTCGTAGTGGTCCATGAACGATGCAACCAAGCGGCAAACAGAGCTGACCCATGCATCAGGCCGATTAGTCCCAAAACTGGCACATTGCCCCAACCGAACGATTCTTTATAAGAGGCGTAACGCAATGCCCATCAACACGTTAACCAGCGCAACGGA